TGATGCACGTCTCAAGAAACGCAAAAGCCCCGACATAGTGGTCATTGACAGCTTTCAATATACACAGATGAGCTTTAAGGAGTATCAGGAATTCAAGGCTCGACATCGTGATAAGCTGCTCATCTTCATCAGCCAGGCAAAAGGCAACAGGCCCTCGGGGCGTCCGGCAGAGAGTGTTATGTTTGATGCAGCACTGAAGATATGGGTGGAAGGTTACAGAGCTATCAGTAAAGGACGCTACTTTGGTAATCTTGGTTATTACACGATATGGGAGGAAAGAGCAAAGGCATATTGGGGTGAATGAAAAGTAAATAATATTCAATTGAGATAATATGAAAAGAACAGCAAACAATGGCAGTTTCAAGAAAGGGAATGTGCCGTACAATAAGGGAACAAACATATCCTCACGAAAGCATCATACACGGAAAGGCGTGCAGGGGTTCTTGAAGCGGGCGGTACTGATGATAGCGCAGGACGGAAGTGTCGTCCGAGAGTTTGAGAGCGTGGCTGAATGTCAGAAATATTTGGGATTAAAAGACCGCCATTCCATATCATACGCCATAAAAAAACAGCAGCTGTGCGCTGGACATAAATTGTTGTATGAAGATGACTGGTCTCCTTTGGGAGATTACAGGTGGCGGCCGACAATAGGAAGGAATATTGACGGCTCCCTGAAAAAAGGACACCCTTGGTCTTCACTTTATAATTCAAGAATGAGCGAGGAAATGAAACAGAAAAGGCAAAAGGCATCGAGCGAGCAAAGCAAGCGTATGGCAGACGACCCGAACAGCAAATGGGGAAAAGGCGTTCAGAAGCCTATCTTATGCATAACTACCGGTATCAGGTATGATTCCATCAAGCAAGCTTCCAGCCAGTTGAATATTCCTGCGAACTATATCAGTGCGGCCATATTGAGGTTTGGAACGACAAAAGGCTTGAAATTTAGAAACATTTAAAGTGTTTAATGGTATGGCAAGTAAGCGGGACAACCTGCTCTATCGGTTACGGAAGAAAGGCGTGAGAGTGATAACACGTGAGCGCACAATCTTTTTCCCATACGATGGAGAACCATTCAAGACAATACTGGTGAAACGCCTGTGCAAGGAATTTCACTTCCACGTACAATTAGAAATACAATAGGATATGAGTAGAGAAAAAAGAATTATGGAAATAACGCCAGGGCGGATGAGTCCAGGTGGACGAATGAGAGAGTGCTTCGAAAGCCAAGGGCATAGTTGCCCATACTGTCAAGGCAACGGATACCACTGGCAAGAGGACGAGTATCAGGAGCCATATAAAAAGCCCTGCACCGTGTGCAAAGGAAGCGGACAGCTTAATGCCGTGGTAACGGTTGAATGGAAACCTTCAAACAACACATAATTATGGAAAGATTGCTATCACGTTCAACTACACCAACCGACAAGCCTGAATGGCTGGTAAAGCTACAACACGCCACAAATCAGGCATTCTCTTCGCGAGGTGTTGAAGATACTCCAGAAGAGTGGCAACAGCTGAAGGACTTTGTTGATTGGTTCATATCTAAATTATATATGCGCAGAGATATTAAAATAAGAAGCAATATTAGCACCCGCATAGTGAAAAAAGATGGACAGACAGAGCTGCACATTAAGCGAAATGGAAAGACAATTCAAATATTTTACATTCAAAAAACAATAGAAGATTATGATTACAATTTTAGACGAAATTAAACGCAGATTGCAAGTGTGGCACGAACAGCGTGCTAACCGTATAGAAGCTAAACGACAGGCACAGCTCGATGCGGAAGCCAGCGAAGCCGTGCAAGTAATGGAATTTAACGGCGAGCTATACATCAGCGTAGATGGCAGACCACTATTCAATATAGATATCTTTAGGGATAGCGTGGCGGAGGTTGTAGCATGCGGGCGACGAGCTTACAAAGACTGGAAGGAGGAAAAACTATGGGAGCAGAGCGAAACTACTCGAGGTTTTATATCTTGCTGAAAAAAATGCCTGGAGTAGATAAGAATACACTGGTGTATAAGTATACAAATGGCAGAACAACGCATATACACGAAACCACACAGCAAGAGTACAATTCGATGTGCAACGATATGGAACGTGTAGCAGGATACGACGAACGAAGACGGCAGCAGCATGATATTCTACGCAAAGCACGTAGCGGAGTACTTCACCAGCTGCAGATATACGGAATAGACACAACAGACTGGAACCGTGTAGATGCCTTCTGTAAAGATCCACGCATAGCAGGCAAGCAATTCAGAAAACTAACAACAGACGAACTCAACAGCTTAAACACAAAATTAAGAATAATCATCAGAAAGAAAAAAGACAATGGAAACAACAGTGAACATTAAAGACATGAGTAAGGAAGAGCGAGCACAGCTGCTCGCCGAGTTGCAGAACGAAGAAAAGCAGAATCGCATTGAACGCCGTGAGACCTACGAAGGGTTACGTGCTGCGATGATGCACGATGTGTGGCAACACTTAACAAGTATCGTTACAGACGTGCGTGGGTTCCACAACTGGTTACAAGGCGAAGTAGAGAGCTTCGTAAGTGTTATGCGCGATTATGGACAGGTACGAAGCCACGACCAGCGTAGCTACACAATTACAGATGGCGACTTTCGATTGGAGATAGCAAGCAACAAGGTAAAAGGCTTTGACGAACGCGCCGACCTTGCTGCCGAACGGCTCATTGACTATCTCAAACGTTATATGAAGCAGAGCGAGAAGGGTGCCGATGATCCGATGTATCAGATGGCAATGACATTACTGGAACGCAATAAGGCTGGCGACCTCGACTACAAGAGTATCTCTAAGCTGTATGAGCTGGAGGATAAGTTCGATGAAGAATACTCAGAGATTATGACACTATTCAAGGAGTCGAATGTAGTACAGAAGAATGCCGTGAATTACTACTTCTACAAGAAGAATTCAAAGACAAATGTTTGGGAACGTGTAGAACCAAGCTTCTGTAGAATGTAAACCAACGAAAGAGTAAATACAAGCAATAAACGCTCATTTGTGTGTACGGACACACAAATGCGCGTTTTTTCATTCCTTTATAGCGACAAAAACGTGTAATTGCTTGCAAATAAAGAGATTCTTTGTTAAATTTGCACATAATGAAGAAAGGAAGAAACAAAATACTCATAGAGTTGCGCGACGAAGCACTGTGTAGGCGCTACTATTATTGGACGGAGGAACGACGCCTCCGTTTCGATGATGCGCTTACAATTCTTTCAAAGCAAGAGTTCTTTATCTCTGAAGAGCGTATCATGAACATTATTCGTCGCAAGTGTCGTGAAATAAAAGACATTCAGCTGCGTCCTGTTCCTAAAGTAAGAATGCCACGACTAACAGCACGGCAACTGGAGCTTTTCCAAAAGTAAAAGGAATCTTTTTCCACTTTTACCTCTCTGCTGCACTGTCATCGTGCAACTCAAACTGAAATACATACTCATATACTTTAATCATTCCAGGCAGAGAATAGCTTCTGCTCTTTGTCCTATATAATGTACCCATATTGTCGCAATGAGTAGTGTCTTGTAATGTAGTATATAGGCGGTTTGCTAAGCGCAAACGCTCCGTAACCTTTTCTGTTGTGCCTGAGCCAATGTGCGTGTCATTGTAACAGTCTATAGCAAGCCGGGCGGTAAACGTTACTATTCCTTTCTGCGCACCTAAACCTATGTCCTCCCAGTCCGCTTCCATATTACCTATGAGAGCACAAGGGAAAGTAACAGGGTAAGTGTCTTCAACTGTCTCCAACTGTCCGTAATCTTCGTCTACAAGCGAAAGTTCTGGCATCTCACGATTGATGAGATTGAGTATTGAAGTAATAATTTCTTCCATCATATACCTAATATTTTACTTAGTTCTTTTTCTATTTTATCGTTAATGCTTTTTCTTAGTTCGGCACTTTCTCCGAGGAACTGACGCTTTGGAATCTTCACCGTGAGCTTAGACTTCTTGGTCAGAGCTAATGCTTTCCATCGTTCTGCATCTGGATTACTTAGCATAGAGCCTCTTTTCCCTTTTTTCTTTCCCGAAGCTTTATAAAACATAGCCCATGCAAAACGTCTCATCTCTGGTGTAACTGTAGGATTCACAATACCCCCTTCGTTGTGTATGGCAGCATAAGGCACTTCGTTAGCTACCTTTACACGATAATCAGATGGGGTATATTTCATTGAGCTAAACAAATGATTACGTCCAGAAAGCAATGGACCGTATTGTGCAGCTGCTGATGATGTACCAGACAGTTGTCGCTTACTCTTAGGCCACTGCTGTAAACCATTATTCACAAAACCACCTTTACGGAAATTCTCTTGGAAATGGTCCTTTGCCATACGTCCAATCTTTACAGGCAGCTGCCGTCTCATGAGTTGGTCTATTTCCTTTCTTTGGCTTTTTATGAGCTCTACGTAATCTTTTATATCCATTTGCTTGTTTTATTCGATGATTAGTTGTATA